TGCATCTTGCCATTCATATGTCATTGTTGGGTCACCCAATGCTTTTACACTAAATACTACTGGTCCGTTTCCTTTACGAAGTTTTTTATCTTTTCGTTTAAAATAACCATAATATGTAACGTATACGTGTTGTTTTAATTCTGTTTTACCTTTATGGTTTCCAAGTGCGTGTTGTTCAAATCTTAATTTAGAATGACCATTTGTTTCTGATGCTACTGGTCCTCCTTTATCATCCCACTCTGCTCTTGTGTAAGCTACAGTTGTGTTTGGATATCTTAACATCTCAGCTTTATATTCTTCATACTTTGCATCGACAGCAGCGTCATCAGCTGCTTCTTGTATTGTTTCTTGTAATTTTGTTTGTATGGATAATAACCTATCTATCTCATCTTGCAATCTTTTTCTTAATTTTGCAACCTCATCATCTTCAGTATTAATATATGTTTTAGAAGTATCTACAATATATCTATGAGAATCTCTATCACCCTCTGTAGAAATAACATCTCTTAACTTTTCATACTCATCAAAAAATTCTGATACGGTTAGTGTCGTAACAGGATTATTATTTAATAACTCTTTTATTTCTTTATCAATAAATTTATCAGCGTCATCTGTTACATAGTAAGTTTTATTTGGTATGACAACTTTTTGTGAAGGGTCGTTTTCTATTTCTGGTATAGAAACAAACTCACCTGTTTTCATTCGTAGAGTTTTACCTGCAGCTGCATTAGAACCTGAAGCGGCGTATGCTCTTTCATCTTTAGTAAAAGTAGTTACTTGTTCTCTACGAGCGGCTTCTATTGCTTTTTCGTAATGTTCATTATTTTTCAGTTGTGCTTTTGTATATGGCATTATCTCGATACTTTAAATGTGAAATCATCATCATAGTAATTTACAATCTGAGTTGCACTTGATGCTGATCCTGTTACTACTTTCAATTCAAATTTATAATATCTTTCTGTTTGAAATCCATTCATCCAAACATTAAAAAAGTTACCATCAGTATCACAACTCACAAGTGAGCCTGAACCAAATGGTATTATCACATCTTCTGTTACAGCGTCTTTAACTGAATAGTAAGTTCCATGTTCTATGAACTGACTACCACTTGGTAAATATTTTACAGCCAAGTTAGCTGAAGTTGTAGAATATGTTTTAGCAGGGTATCTTTCTCTACCTACAAGTCTAAACTTAATTTTACTATTTTGTTTATACTCAGGTCTTAAACCTTTAAAATAGATTACAGTATCTTCTAATGCTGAACCTGTAAGTGGTGCTAAAGAACCTGTACTCCAAGATGAGTCATCCCAAACTACTTCTAACTTTGGTGGATAGATTGTAGATGTATCTCTTGAGAAAAACTTTAGTTGTCCATATTGAGTGCTATCACCCTCTTGAACTCCACTACCACTATCTGTATTTCCAACACTACCACTTCTCTTTACCATGAATCCCTCATTAGCATATAGTGAACCACTATAAATCCAAGCGTGAACAATGTCACTTACATCCATACGGATGTCGGTTGTCTCATATTCTAAAGAAGAAGAACAAGTAAAGTTTCTTGTTCCAGCTGCATAACTACCACTAAACCAAGTTCCACCAGTATTGTTACTACCACTTATCCATTGTGTTCCATCAATCTCACCATGTCTATATCTCCAACTACAACCCTCTGTTATCTGTGGATTAGAATGGTATGTTCCATCACCCATAGTCCATGATTGACTTACAGGATAAACGAAAAGTGTTTGTGAGGATGGTAAATCTGCTGAACCTGCATCATATAAATTTAAATAATATTTTGCTGCTTTAGGTATCAAACCATTTTGAACTGAAGCACTTAGGTAACTAAGGTTAAATTTTAATAATGCTCTTGATACATTTATTGTAGTTCCAGTATCGTTCATATCTTTACGAACTTCAAGTATAGGATCTAATCCTGTATTTACTGATTGGGTTGCTTCACCCTCGTATAATGTTGCGTCTGCCGTAGCAAATTCAAAATAATGCATTAGGTGTCTCCTGCTACTCTACCCTCAATGTCCGTCCCAGGAAATTTCAATTCAAAGATTGAAGGGTCTAATGATGGATAAATAATACCATTCTTCGTAGCGGTGTCTATATCATATAGATTACCAGAATAACCATTTGCAGTTTTATATTTGTTTGTTATGACAATAGGTAAAGATTGTTTATTGTCTTCTACAGGTGGAACTATTGTAGCCACACCATCAACCAAACTTAACTGATAAACTAAATCAGATAAAACGATTGGTTGATTAACTTGCCATCTATCAATATCAAAAAATGTTTTTACCGTTTCTATAGCTCTTAATAAAACCTCATTCTTATTAAAATTTGGTCTTGTCATAATACTAAACTTAACACCTATGTTTATCACATAAGCGTTTTTAATATTGATTGCGTCTGTAACCATTCTGTATTGACCAAGATAAGTTTGTAAGTTTTCTTTTACTGCTTGATTTACGTTTGTTAATTTTTTCTTAGAATCATACCCTAACACATACATATTTAATGCTAATGGATTAGGTATTCTTGATGCTTGTTTTTTAGCCATTAGTATCCTCCCCCTCTTGTACCGCCTCGACCACCTCGACCACCAGATTTAACACCAAGTGGATTTGTTGCTGATGCTCCTCTTAATGTTTGATTTGCTTTTTTAGGTGAAGTCATTCTAGCTTTTGCTATAGTTTTTCTAACCGTTGCAGGACTTTGAGTTTTTATTTCAGCACTAGCTGTTTTTAAATCTGCTGTTTCTTGAACTAACGGACTTATATTTTCTATTTGTTGTTCAAGTGGTGGTGCATCTTGTACACTAACTTCTGGTTCTTGAACTTGTTCTTCAGCTTGGTTAAGTTGTTCGTCTTGAACAATATAAACCTTTGCTATGTTTCCAAATCTTTGTGGTAGAGATATTGCTCTTATCATATAATCTTCTTTTGTAACTGCTCTACTCTGTGCTTGAAAATAAGCAAGTGCATTATTTTTAATCTCTATTAGTGACTCACCACTTCTACCACCACCAGCGGGATCGGGATTATTAACTGCTACTGAATCTTTTGTTTGTTGAACTGTAGCTGTTACTAAAGCAGAATCATCAATGTCATATGTAATGTCACTTATATTTTTAATATCATTTGCTGGAACATTATCTTCAATACCACCACCTACTGTATATTTTATTGTTAATGTTGTGTTGGATGGTGCTAATCCATAAGTTCTTGTATTTAAAAAGTTTGCTGGATCGAATGCGGTATCTAACTTACTAATACCACTAGCTAATGATGAACCAACTCTATCTGGATTTGGAATAATCTCTTCGTCAGGATTATCCGAAACACCTGCGCCAAATCTTAACTCAGTTCTATTATCATCTCTAATAAAAGGTGTAAATCTTCGTGGTGTCTTTCTTAACTTTAATAGGTAAGGTGCCGTATCATTGTATTGTGTTAAATCTGAATCGTTTGCTGATGTATTCTCTACTTCATCAAATATTGTATCTTGTGCTAAGAAAGGAACTTCATACCAACTATTACCATCACTATCTACACATGATAAAATCTCTATAACATTTGGACCACCTAACACTACTTTATCATATTTAGTTGCTGTAGTGAAACTAATCAACTCTTCTTTTACTTCACCACTAATTGCTCGCACTCTTTTCTTTAACAAATATTTTGTAGGAATATTAGAATCTGTTTCAAAAATAGAAACTGTGGTTGGGTCAAATGAACTTGAATATTTAAAATTTACAATATCCATAAACCTAAAGGTTTTTCCTGTGCTTGTAGATTTTACCTTTGTCGCATCAGTAACACTTAAAGCATAATTCATATTAGGTCTTGTAGAATCTCCTGTTCCTGTAGCAGGTACGGTTTGATAAACATCTAATACAGTTGAAGCAGGATAACTAACTTTTGGTTTGTATCCTAAAGATTGTGCTATGTTATAAATTGTTCTTTTTTCTTCAGCATATGCTAAAATTGATTCTTTAAATTGACTATCTACATAATAAGAAAGAACATCACCGATATAGGCTGCCATTTCAATAAACATCATGCCAGGAGAAGACTCGTTAAAATCTGTATATGTAGTTGGAAAATATGTTTTTGCATATTCTATTAAATCATTTCTAAATCCTTCAAAGTCTTTATTTAAATATTTGACTTCTTTAGATACATCTTTTATTGGGCCTGTCGTATTCGTAGGCATTTACTGTCTCCTATCCTGTAGCATTAAAATCTAAGGTTATTTGCTCTGTAGCATCAGGTGCAGTTGCTACTGAAAAATCTATTGTTACATTTAATCTATTTGGATTTGTAGCATCAACGACTGTTACTACTTCGTTTATAGCTATATAAGGTAGCCACTTATCAACTGCTTCATTTATAACTTCTTCAATCAAAGTATCATCTTTAAACTCAAAAACAACTGATAATAATCTTGAACCAAACTCTGGTTGATTTGGTCTCTCACCTAAGTTAGTTAATAACAAATTTCTTAGATTATGTTGTGCTTGTTCTTCTATAGTTTTGGTTCTATTAAAAAAACGATCACCAACAAATCCAAGTGGGAACGATAAACCAACACTTGTATCTGGATCTAAATTATTTTCAATTGTGGATGCCATTATTTACCTTTGTTGATTGCTTTCATTAAACCAGAATAATCTCTTGTAAGTGCGTTAACAACTCCATCTCCTACTTGATCGGGAGTTACACCTTTTTCAGCTAAAGTTTGTGCTGCTACTCTATCTCTTTTTAGTTCAGGACTTGCCATATCACCATAACCTAAAACGTCTGCCATATTACCTGATGTGTATTGTTTACCACCCATATCAGGATATTCTTCTTGTGGTCCTTTTGTCAAACCAACTGTTTCATTTAATATGTCATTCAATGATTTATTGTCTTTAGTATAAGTAACTTTTTTCTTAGGTTTGATTTTTGATTTTTTTCTAATGGGTTGCTTTATCTGTCTTTCAGATATAGTTTTTCTCTCACTAATAAGTATCTTACCTACTTCTTTTTTAACTTCTTCCCTAATCAGTTTTCTTATAACTTTTATAAGGTTTTTTGTATTCATCCTTATTACCTCTTTTTTTATTGTAGTGTTACAACACGACTCTTCATCGTGTTAAGTTTTATTGATAATGTTGCTAAAGTGCTTAATACTTGTGCAGCTCTAGCAGCTTCTCCTGCATATACTTGTGGTGTCGGAGTTCCCGGCGTAACAATAACAACTGGCGTTGTAGCAATAGCTATTATTACTGACGATAAATCACTTATAGATTGCATTAAATCTGATAAAATATCTTCCAATACGTCACCCTTCACTGCTGGCTCAAGTTTACTTGAACCCAACTCTATTCCTTTACTCATTATAGCAGTATAACCCTTTTCGTTTTGTAAGAAAATATCTTGTCCTTGAAGAGTTATGTTTTTAGTTTTACCCTGTTCTCCATTTCTACCAATTACTACAGTAGGAGAATATAAATTTAATCTTTGTTTAGCCGATACACCAAATGTATTTAATGTTGAAAAATCTATAGGTCCATCACTAAACCCAAGAATACCATTTTCCTTACTATTAAATATCAATCTACCTGAATTAAGAATAATTTGTTTACCGTCAAATACTTCGGGTGCTACTTCGGTTGGATATATGTTAGCATCTTCTAATGTTGCAGGTGTTAGTGAAACTGTTTCGTCTGTAGTCATCCACATGGAAGAACCATCTGAGTTTATATTTTCTTCTACTCCTGCATTTATCGGTTTAGTATCAAGTTCTTCTACTAAACTTTCTTCACCAAACTTTGTAACATCTTGTAATTGTCCTGCTCTTAATTTTATATTTGGTGAATCTTGTAAACTATTTTTTATATTACTACCTAAACGAATTGAGTTACCGAATCTACCATTTAGTATAACATTACCCTCTTCAGGAATAACTTGTCTAAAATTAAAATTAGATAAAAACTTATCACCTAAAGTTCTTACCTGATTTGCACTTTTATTTTCTACTATACCAGTATTGTCTGTTTCTACAGTTTCAGTACTATCTCGATAGGTACTTCTATTTTGAAATCTTTTACTAAATCCTTGATAAGAAGAATTATTAGGATTATTAAAAATATTTACTTGTGGTGTATAATAATATTCTCCAAAAAATCTTTGAATTAGTACATACTCACCTTCTACAGGAATTTGTTTTAAATTTGAATTTAAAGATTTAGCAGAAATTCCTTTACTTGTTCCTTTACCACTTATATTTTTAAATTCTATACCACCAAGTAATTCGTATTTTGGAACTCCATCATCATCACTTGGTAAATCTTTTTCTGTTGCGTAAACTTTTTTTACTTCAGCTAACTCATGAACACTATCAGAAAAAACATTATTGATTTCTCTAATAAGTTGAGTCAAAGTTTTTCTAAGATGATTATCAACATCTTTTGTTGATGTTAATCCGCCAACGTTTGTTTTTATGGAACTTAGTTGTATTTTATTAGCCATATTAATTTTCCGGTGATTTAAAATCCTCTGTGATATTGTCAGAATACTTTTGAACATCTTCTGCAGTTTCTTCTACTGCTTTCATTAGTTGTTCTTTTTCTGAATCTGATAATCCATACGATTCTTCTGAGCCACCTTTTGATTCGGAAGAAACTAACCTTTGAACGATTGCTGCTATTTTAACTAACTGGTCATCATTCTTTACATTGATTTCAAGATATTCTTTTAACATAGGAACTATTTGAACTGCACTATCCCCATCCTTGATAAATGATACAAGTTCTCTTGTTAAAACATCTAATTGTTGTCTATTTTTTTCAGTATTGTCGTAAATGTCTTTGAATACATCAGATAGAGATTTACCCTCAAATACTTCATAATCTGTAGCCATATAAACTCCGTAATATTGATAGTTAAGCTTTTTTGATTTAAATTTGTTTTGAATGGTTTCCTTATATAAATATAGAAATATTTTGTTTTAGATAGTTATTAATGAGGTTGCTTTGTTTCACGACATAGTAGCCTTTTTTGTTAACTAACGGGAGAAAACCAATGAAGGAAATCGTAACAATGGTAAAAGGCTATGTAGATGACTTAGCTCATTTAATGATGTCTTTTATAGCTATTGGTGCAGTATCCGAAGTAATATTCGGTACTGGCATCTTTGGTGTTAATGTTATAGGTAACCTGACAACCATCATAAACAGTTTCGGCGAATCTGGCTTCGCTGGGCTAGTCGCATTGTTGGTGTTGGTGGGTTTATTTCGAAAGTAGGACCGAAATAGTCTTATGCTTCCTACGAGTATAGGACACGAAAAAAGGGAAGTTTATCTTCCCTTTTTTTGTTTTTATGAGCGAGTGGACAGAATCGAACTGACAGCATCAGCTTGGAAGGCTGAGGTATTACCACTATACGACACTCGCAGGGCCAGAGACAGGATTCGAACCTGCGACATTCTCATTACAAGTGAGATGCTCTACCAACTGAGCTACTCTGGCAAGTGGAGCTGATAGGGATCGAACCTACTACCTCCGCAGTGCAAGTGCGGCGCTCTCCCAAATGAGCTACAGCCCCCATAGTACTTAGTACTTCGATGAAAAGATTTTCTTAGCACCATCCATTACACGTGTAAAGAAACTAAACTCTTTTTGTTTAGTAGTTTTTTTACGTGTAGTTGTCTTTTTTACTTTTTTAGTAGTCATAGATTTTCTCCTTATAACTTGTTTTTTAATTTAATTGAACATCGCGTTCATGTACGAACCAGTATTCATATTAGCTACTGAACCTGATGCTTGAAACATTTTTTGCATCTTAAAATACTGTTTCTTCATCTGATTGATAACCCTTGTAATGTGTTGCGTATTAGAACCTGTTCTTTCTCTAATCAATATATATAAAGCTTTCTTATTAAAGTTCTCTATATTATGTCTGTGTTTGAATAAATAGATTACTGAATCTGCTACATTCAAATCTTTTTTACGTTTAAATAATTCCATTAGATGTTGATCCCAATAGTCTAACATTTCGTCAAAGAATACTTCATAGTAATCTTTTACTTCGTCACCCTTAACTTCACTTAGAACATTTCTTTTAAAATCTAAAACATCTAATTGGTCTTGGCTTTTCATCTTCTTATAGTTATTATTATTGTGTAGTATTAAATAATTTTTTGCAACTATACTGAAGTAAGAAAATGCTTTTCCTTTACCTTCCTTAAATTTGTGCATATTCATAACGAGAAAAGAAACTACTTCATGTTTAACTTCCTCACTTGGAACATCAAAGTAATAAAACTTAAATGTGTGAATAATGTTTTCAGCTAATTTTTCAAACGGTGCTCTAATAGATTCGCTGTAAATTTCATTTCGTTTTACAAAAGAAGTTTCTTTGTTATACTTGATAATTGCATCTTCAGTAACTTGACCAAAATACATTTTTCTTGTTTTCTTTTTAACTAATGGTTTTAAAACTTCTGTTGTGTTCTTTACTAATGCTGGCATTTTTTCTCCTATTTCGCTAAGAAATCGTTAAGTGTTGTAATCATTGATTTTATTTGAGTGAAGATAGTTCCCACTTCATCGTCTGCTTCGAACATACCTTTTCTGTCTATATCGTTTACTTCTTTAAGAATGTTAGATAGTCTATTCTCTAAAGCTACTAACCAATCTTCTGTTAATTCTTGTTTCTTCAATAAGTTCCAAGAGGAAAATATTCCTACTATGGTTGTTATTGCAAAAACAAATGTTAATATTATCCAAATCATTTCTTGTCTCCAAATAGTTCATCAAATAAATCTTGTGATTTTTTTGACAATTGTTCTTCTTGTTTGGGTTTCTTCTCACTATCATCAACTGTCAATGATTTCTTCAAAGAAGATACTCTTTCTTTTGTAGCTTCTTGTTCTTCAGTTTCACTTCTATTCCACACATCATATTCTACACGAGTAGCTAACAAGTCAGCTTGATGTAGAACATATGCTATATTAGATTTAAGAGACCAATCTTTATTGTAAGACATATAATAAGATTTATTACCCTCTTCATACAAACCATCAGTTAATCTTAAACCTATATATTCCTTCTCAGAATACTTAACTCCAAAGTGACTTAACAGAAAGATTGCTCTATCGGTGACAGTCATATATTGTAGTTTAGGATTGTGAGTAAAGATAGCACCCTGATTCTTTCTATGCCACTCCGATTCTTGTGGAATGTAATAATCATTTTCTAAGTCACCAACCTTACCTAAGTCATGATGTAGAGCTGCGAAAATAACTTCTTCTTCTGTAAAGTCTATTGAAGCACCTTCTTGTTCCCATACTTTTCTTAATTTTACTGCTAAATCCGTAACGTGCATTACGTGTTCTACGTAACCACCAACGTGAGCATTATGGAAATGTTCTTTACCACTTGCTGGAGCCATAACCATTCGATCTTCAAAGTAATCATACATCTCATTGAGTTTTTCTAATCGTTCACCCTCAAATGATTCTGTAATAAAATCACGAAGTTTATACCAATTCTCTTGGATTTGTTCTGCTGTAAGTTGTTTCATTTAAAAAGCCTCTGTTCTATTTGATTTAATTATATTTGCAGTACCATCACGTAATTTAAGATTATTAACATCAGTCTCACCTTTATCAACTCCTTTTCTTGCATTACCATGATCTAAATGTACATTTGGATTTTTTCCAAAAATATCTTCAAAGTCAAGTTCTTCACCATCTACAGTTGTAAAGTTATCTCTTACTGCAACTATATCTTTATCTTGCTTTGTAATAGTCTTCGTATCAACATAAGATATAATACCGGATCCAAATAACTTTTCTCTATCTCTTTCAAACTTATCAAGTAATCTTGAGGATCTAATTGTTATATCATCAGTTTTTTTCGCTGTACATTTTTTATTGAAAGACTCTGAGTTTTCTACCTTTTTACCTGTGTCGGTTTCTCTAATTTTACCGTTTGAGTCTAACTCATATCTTTCAAACTCTCTACATTCTTTTTCTATTTTTAGAAACCAATTATAGAATTCTTTATGATTTTCTATAGATAATATTTTATTATCCTCTAATGGATTTAAAATAGATTTTATAGTAGTGTTAGCTAAAAATATGATTAAGTTGTCAAGAAAACTTCTTTTTACTTGTACAAGTTTACCCGTACTATGAGTTAAATCTGTAACAAGTTTTACGATTCTCTTTGCTTGTTTTCTAGCAGTAGCCGTCATGTGCTTAACACCAGTAATTTCAGCCATCTCATCTAATTCTTGCTTTGCTGTTGACCACTCATATGGTTTACCTTTTAAAACTTTTCCAACATAACCACTCCACTCATAAAGAACAAGATGTTCTCCTTTTTTCTTTATATCATATTTTTTACCTGACATATCCGTTACCATCTCAATAAACATTTTTCTTGTAAGTGCATCTCTTAAAACTTGATTTACCCAAATATTTTGAACACCTGGCGTAATCGCTCTTATTTCGTGAGCGCTCCAACTTTCTCCAAGATTTGTCCAAACTGTAATATCCCTTATATCATCCATTCTTGCTTTTTTTATGAGTATTAGTCTAAACTCTATCTCATCTAAAAGATACTTTTGCATAGACTTATCAAATTCAGCAAACTTTTTACCAGTCAATTTAGAATCAAAAACTACATTATCATTTGTCTTTGCTTTTAGACTTGCGTAAATACCTTTACCCTTTGCCCACGCTAGTTTACCCTTTAATAAACTACTCATAGCCCAAATACGATGTTGTCCATCAATCACTAAAAACATCATTTTCTTCTTTAGTAAGTTTTCTAAATACTCAATTGTCTCTTGACAATTTTTATACTCATCCGTACCCTTATCGTAGTCTTCTTGCATTTTACTTGTGCTTTCAAATACTGACCCAACATCAACCAATACAATAGTTGATATTTTACCAAACCCATCAAAACATGAGCTAAAAAATTGACAACATTGTTTATCACTCCACGGATCTAATCTTCTTTGATAAAATTCTTCATCAGAATATATTAGTGGTAATATTTTTCTTAAATCATTTAATGAACCAGGTACACTACCTGATTTTATTCTTGGTTCATGTATTATTACTGTTTTTTTATTTTTCATTTTTAATTCCATTTGTTAATTGTTAATTTTATCATCATTTCGTATACCTTAATATACAACATAGATTGGTATAGGTGAAACCTTTTTTTATAATAACCCTATACTTTTATCTACCAACTTCTCCTAAATATTTTTCTTTTGCTTCTTCCCAAGATTTACCTATCATATCTGCGTAAAATAACATCTCAGGTTTTAATCTATTTTGTTCGTGTAACTTAAAGTATCTTTTAAGACCTTTTTTCTGCCACCAAGATACGATACTTTCCACATCATTGTCAAGTCTTTTTTTCAAAACCAACTCATCTTCTTTTATTTCCCCTCGAAGAAATGGTCTTGTATTATCATATATCTCTGAAAAGAATACACCACGTTTAAATCCATGTTGGTATTTAGATTGTGATAAACCAATCTCATTAAATATAATACTTAAAATTCTTTGCTTAACTCCTGTTACAGGACCTGACTTACCACCTTTGGTTAATATCTTTTTATCATACTCTTCTTTTCTGTTTTCTTTAATCCAATCGTGCCACTTGTCATAGAACTCATCATCAGGTTTCAATCCAATCTTACCTGCTGATTCTCCTAAACCCTTCCAATGTGGAATACCATTATACATTGAATGTATACCATAAAGAGATGTGGTTGAGAACCCAACCAACTTTTGACCATAAATCTTTTCCCATTCATCACGAACCACTTTAGAATTAACCATAGTTGCAATTAACTTGCCACCTAAGAAGTTATATCCAAATGGTTGTGTAGAACATATGGTAGAACATATAGCAGTATGATTAAGTAAACCATCCTCTAATTTATTTTTCTTTGTCCATCCAATAAACTTATCTCTAGCTTTGATAGAAATGACATCACTACCTAAACAGATAACTCCAAGTATCTTATCAGTAACTTCATCTTTAACGTAAAATTTTATGTTTCTGCCAGGATTGGCTGTGAACTCCATTGTATGAATTAGTCTTCGTGTAACACTCCAAGAATCATTACTCTTAGCATCACCTTGTTTTACAGGAACAACCACAGGTTTTATTTTCTTTATCTCTGCGAAAGTTCCCTCTAAATCATTTATATCTTTTGGCATCCACAGTTGTTTTTGTGCTAAGTCAATCAAAGCACCTTTCTGTATCATACCATATTCATCATAGTTCCATTGTTTCCAATTTTTATACAGAGTTGATTTCTGAACAGACATAGTTTTTAGAAAATCCATATGTTTTATGAATGCTTCCTTTTCTTTGTCATAAGGAAACTCTGTTTTAATATCGAAAAAATTATCTATGTTGAATGCCATGCTTTTCCATGTATCTTTTAACTGCCAACTCTTTAGCCTTAGCCTCAATCATAATGTCTACGTCATTACCATACGTGTCGATATAATCATAAACATAATCTGAATGTGCTTGTGGTTTTATTTTCTCATCAAGTTGTTCTATACTACGTGATTCCGAGTAATGAACTACTGGTTTAATTTCGCCCCAAGTTGACATAGCCAACTCCAAAGCCTCTTGCTCTGTGAGCCCACCATCACAGAACCGATGGTGATGATAGTCAAACACGATGGGCACGCCAACTCTTTTATATATTCCATTGTATAACTCCTTAACTGAATACATTGATGCTTTGTCATCATTTTCTACTGTAAGTCTTGTTTGCACACTCTCAGGTAATAACTCAAAGTTTTTACAGAACCTATCCATAGCAGATTCTTTATCACCATATGCACCACCTAAGTGGATATTAATTTTATTGTAGGGTGTTCGACTCAAACCTATCATATCAAAAACGTCACCATGATCGGTTAAGTCACTAACACAGTTTTTTACCACGTGTTCGTGTGGTGATGTAAGAACATTGAAAGGGCCTGGATGTGATGTGATACGAACATTGTGTGTCTTAGCTTTTACACCTGCTGAATACAACCAAGTTCTAATCTCATCAATATCAGGCAAGTCATCCCATTTGTATTCTGATTTCCACGGCGCTAAGCCACTTGTAACACGAAAGAAGTTATACCCATTGTGGATATTCCAATCTATTATTCTATCTAAATCTTTTACATTATTTAATGTGAGTTCAGAAGCGTAATCTACACCTTTAGCTTTAAAGGTTCGTTTAATCATACTACGGCCTGTAGTGATTGGTAGGATGCCTCGTTCTTGTCCACCGTATTTTTGTGGGTAAGATAGTTGCATATTGATACATGCGTAACCATATCTATTCATATTTATAACCTTTATTGTTGTCTGGAATATACAAAACTATTAGTATACTTGTCAAGCCTTTTTTTACTCTGAGTCTGACCAAGCTAATTTAATAATCTCTGCTCGTGGGAACATATAAGAATCAACGTCTTCAGATTCAAGTATGTCAATGCGATTAACAAATCGTTTGTTCATCACATCACGAACTTGATATACGCCGTCTTTATGATCTGTGCCACGTAGTAATATCCAATCACCGAAACTGAGAAAACCACCACTGCGTTTCAAAAGATTTCTACTAACCGCTATGAATTTGTAGTTGGAAGCTTGTCCAACTTTTATGCGCGTACCATCCGCGAGAATGTTCGGTGTAGAATCAGTTTGAGCCACAACAGGTTGATACATAGTAACTTTTACTGGAATACCAGTATCAGTAAAATGCCTCAATTTTAATTTCAAAGAACTATTTTCTCTCTCAAGTTCTTCTAGCATAATATCGTATTTGCCTTTGTAGAAACCTAATGCTTTTCTTCCGCCAACTATGTTTACCATGAGCAAACATAACCCCATTACAAGCAATTTTTTAAGATTACTTATCATATTTGTTTCTCCATTCCTATTGTTATAATTATCAAATTTTTCCATATAATACCTTTATTTTTTAAAATTCTTCTTCATCATAATCTTCAAAAGGATCACTAAATCCAGCTTCAGCTTCAAGCTCTTGAATGATTTCTTCAATTTTATTCCAAGACTCTTCATTAATAGCCTCAGTTAATTTTCCTAATATTTCATCTTTTTCCATTTTCTGCCCTTATATTTGTTCCTGAGATTTCCTTAATCTCATTAGGTGGTTCGTGTTCAATGATATCATAACCTACATCTCTACCATAGTTTATAGATTCAATATCTGGTATTTCAATAAAATCAATCGTTCCATCGTTTACTTCGTTTGGGAACAATTCGAATACTTGCATTTTTATTTCGCTCGGAGAGTATGATGGTTTTTCTATCTCTCTTATCCCTATCAAGATATTTTTTCCTAACTTCAATCGGTTCTCTATTAACCATTTGTGTCCTTCGTGAAACGGTTGCCATTTACCTACAAACATTGAGTATTTCATCTACACACTCCTCTATTGATTTATCTGTATTGATGTTTGTAAACTCTTTTATTGGTTGTTCATAACTATCAACCCAATGTTCTTTTCTAAGTTTTCGTGTTGTGTTTAAATAGAATATATTGCCGTATCTTAACTCTCGATATGGTGAAACTAAAGATACTATAACTAAGTAACCTTTACTTTCCATAACCTTTGCCATATCAATAGCAAACTGAATATTCTTTCTACGACCTTTTTCTGAGTAATCCTTATTATCTAAGACATCTCGTAAGTCATCACCATCAATGTGAATCACTTTATCATTATTAAACTTACTAATTATTTCTTTAGCTAAAGTCGTTTTGCCAGAACCAGGCTGACCTGTAAACCATATTACGTTTTTCATTTCTTAGGTTTTTTCTTACCGAATATTTTTTCCCAATTTTCGGCATACTTGTTAGG